CAAACGAGCTTCTTCCACACCTTCAGACAGACCTCCTGCGCCACAAAAAAGGTCTATCACGAATATCTCTATATCGGATAGACCCTCTAAACTTTTAAGTATCTCTTTGAGTGATTTCATAATCGTGTATAAATTATTTTTTAACATAACATCCACATATCCTTCCGTACCTGTCACATGCGCATACCCTATGACCTTTAGCCTTACAGAGGCATGAGTTTCCGATAAAGTCAGAAGCGCATCTGCAATTCATACATTTAACATACACAAGAATAGTCTGAATTTTCTTTGCCATATTATTTTCTTAGACTTTCCCCTTTGAATTTAACCCGTGTAGTAATCGCAACCAACCTATCCATTGTACGCTCTCCGTACTTTTGGGAGATTTCGTCAAGTGAAAGGTTGGTTGTAATGATTAACAGCTTTCCCTTCTTCTCCGCTTCGTCCACAATTTCGCAGAAAGCAAGCCTTTTCTCGCCATATTTCACGCTCATGTTCTCTGTGCCCACATCGTCTATGTAGATGATGTGTTTTGCCTTCACAGCGTCTATATCAGCATTCATTTGTTGCGCATCGTAGCAGGAAACTATCTTCCGGCAGTAGTGGTTGAGTAGCAGGGGGATAATTTTCCAGCAGATGAGCGACTTTCCCCGCCCGCAGTTTCCATGACAGAGAAGTCCACGACCATTATTACACGAAAGCCATTCGGCTATCTCTTCGTATTCGGGAAGCCATTCGGCTTTTCCGGTGAAGTAGTTCAACCCCCGCCAAAGGACGCTCTTGGCATCGGGGACGGCGATGTTCACAAGGTTGGGAATAGGGTTGAAGCCTGTTTCCCGAAGGATGTCGATTGTTTTCTTGAAATCTATTTGTTCCATCTTTCCTCCCATTTCTTTTCTTGCGGTGAATCGTACTTATCGGGTGAGTTGTCTTTGAGCACCACCCCGATGTCAGAAGCGGATTTCGCGGGCACTCTTTCTCGGTTTGCCCATGTGACAAGCCTTTTGGCGACTTCCCATGTTTTCTCCAGTTCAAATTTCATTTTAGTTTCCGACTTGTTCAGTTCTGACCAATAATCAAAGAAGGCTCTTATCATTTCCTTGGGGTATTTATCCATGAACGGAATTAATGATTCCCCAAACTTCTGCTTACGAGCGAGCGTAGCGGCTTTAGCCGCGACTTTCTTTGCTACACCTTTAGGTGTAGTTTCTTTATTATATTCTTCTTCTTTCTTATTATTTGGGTTAGAGGTGGGTTGCTCTTTTAGCAGGTGGGTTACTTGCTGGGTTACAAGGTGGGTTACAAGTCCTTGTAAGTCACAATTATTCAGCTCGTTAAGTGGGTTACTTAGTGGGTTATCAGATGATTCTCCATTGTACTTGTCAAAGTTGACCAGCGTAATCACGTTAACACCTTGACTATTATCTGTAACAATCATCTTTTCTCTTTTCAACTTTCCAAGAAACGACTTCACCCATTGTTCTGACCTTCCCCATTTCTTAGCAAGGAATCTGTTGGATGCAGGATATTGCCCTCTTCCCCACGTTACTTCATAACACCCGATGCGCGACGTTGTCGGTGATGCCTCAAATCGTGCCGACTGAATCAAGTCAATCCACGCTTCGCACTCACTAAATGCCCGGGCGGCCTGCCATATCTTGTTATCAAAGAATGAGCGGGATAGTTTAATAAATCCTTTATCCATAATCTCAGAATCTTACGTTGGTCAGTTGCCTGCCGTTGGAAAATACTGCCCACTTGCCGTTACCACCGTCCATGAGCTTCAAATCTGCCACCTCCCCGAATCTTTTGATGTTTCCGCAAAGGTCTACCACCCAGCCAGCCTCCTTGTTCGGATGCGGACGGATAGCCCGACCGACTATCTGATACCACATCGCAAGTGACATCGTAGGACGTGCCATAACGACCGTATCAAGCTCTGGATAATCAAAGCCCGTGGTGAGTACCCCGACATTGGCAACGACTGGTATCTCTCCAGCCTTGAACGCTTCGAGTATTCTTTCACGCTCGCCTTTGGGAGTATCGCCCGACACGATGGCACAGCCAGGGATGGAATAGGTAAGTCTTTCGGCTTCTTTCAAGAACCGGGTAAAGACCAGTATTCCTTTCCGTTTTCCTCCTGCCTTTGGATTCATCAGCCTTTGGACGATATGGACGAGATAGCTGTAGAAATCTATGCGTTCATACTCCTTTTGGACTGACCTGTCTGTGTAGTCGGCACCAGTGGTATTTACTTTTAAATTGAGCTCGTTCCATCCTGAAGGATTCATCGGGTAATAGTTCAGCTTCGCCAAATAGCCCATATCCAAAAGAGTAGATACCTGTACATGGTAAATGACTTCTGAAAAGACATGAGGTTTCGTTCGTGTGATGAACTTCAACATAGAACCGAAATCGCGGCTGGAGCTAAGACGGTAAGGGGTTGCCGTCAGTCCAAGAACTTTACACTTCACCGCATCGAAGAAATCCTTGTACATCCCCTCCTTGGGATTCACAAGGTGGCACTCGTCCACGATGATGTTCCTAAAGTGGGTGAATAGTTCGGGATGGTTCTTCACGCTGCCGATGGTGGCGAATGTGATACGGCTTATCTCCTTTGAATTGAAAGAAGCCGAATAGATAGAACAGTCAAGAATACCGTATGAGCAGAGCTTCTTGAAATTCTGCTCGAGTATCTCACGTGATGGCTGGAACACCAAGGTATGTCCGTCAAGCCTTGCGGCTATATCCGCAATGATAAGGCTCTTTCCGCTTCCCGTGGGCAAGACCATGATAGCGTTTGTTTTCTTCGCCTTGTTGTTGAAGAAAGAAACGGCTGCATCAGAGGATTTTTGTTGGTAATCACGTAGCTTGTACATATCAATCTATAAACTCTGTATTATCATTTACTTGTGCATCATCGCATACCTTAACCGCAACATTCCCATTGGGCTTTAGCCTACATTCTTGGATTTCCCTTGTTTCAATAAGCGTGAAAGAAGCGTGTGTGTTGTTAGAGTGCAGGTACTCACCATCCCAAGTCCATATTCCTCCATGTATGTCCTTGAATGTACCTATATTGGGATTCAATGTTTGCAGTATCGCTTTGCGACCTACATTGGTCATGGCAACAAATCCGCTATGGGTTGGATTCATTTCTTTTACTTCCTCATATAGAGTATTGTCAAGCTGTTTTAGCCATAAAAGGAATTTCGGCACTTCCTTGTCTTGGTAATCTTTTATTCTTCCTCCAAACAAGGCATGGGGAATAAAATTGATGATTTGCTTGGATATAAACTCTGCATTAAAATGCTTTCGTTTAATAATCGGTTTTTCATTTGCAAAATAACCACCTCCAGATACAAACTCTATATCTTTATTTAATCCCAAGTATGAAATTGGGATATAGACTAAATCCATAAAGTATTCCAACTTTTTGGGCTGTGTTAATTTTGAATCATATACATCTTTATGTTTCTCTTTAAATTCGTTTATCCATGAGTGGAATTTACTTGCCATTCTTGAATATCCTACAACCCGACCTCTGCTTCCATGAGGACAATAATCGAAGGCGACACAATTACCTTTTGCGTACAACTCGCATTTTTCTGGACATTCGCAATAGATAATATGACCGATTGCTTTTTCTGATTTCTTTTGCTTGAATAGTGCATTTGCTGGATTCCATACCCATGCGTCAATTTCTTTCTTCATAGACCTTTCTCCTTTCTAAGTTTCTTATTCAGTACCTTGTAATACTTGATTAGCTGCTCGTATTCAAAATCAGACATCTTGGTATTTGATGCAGCTTTCACTTTCAGCAAGTCGAATTTCTGCTGACCTATCTTAGTTATCAGATTCACCCGATAACCCTCCAAATGGTCGGCTTTGAATCTGTTACAATGCCTACATTCGGCATGGCAATTATCTTCATCAAACCGTGTAGACAAATGCGTCCGGCTGAAATAATGACCGCAATCCGCTTGCGCAAACGGTTTTATCTGTCCGCACGAGATACATTTAAAATATCCGTTTGGCATACAATCACGAAGCCGGATGAAAATGGAAAACTCCTTGTCGAGTTTGGCTTTCAAATCCGGCTTCTTCTTTACTGTTACCCCTGCCTTGTCAAACAGAGGTAAAGGCTTGTCTTTTTTCTTAGCCTTGGTTCTTTTTATGTAGTACGGCATATCTTGTCATTAAAAATTCTTACTCTGTTATTTTTCGCCCAACTTATGATAGAATCTAGAACCTCATCGTCATCCAGATTGTCTATAATATCTCTAAAATCATACGAAGCACCTACTTCCTCTTGAAAGTGTCTTATGATGCTCGTCTTTAAATCCGTCACTTCTTGCCAAGTTTCCATGTTGTTTTTTATTAAAGCCCCGAAGCGTATTCTCCGGGGCACAACCATTATTCACTAACCCATGCCATTGATGTGTGGCTCACATTTATGTGGATAAGCCCGGACTCGAACCGGGATGAGCTTATATAATTGATAGTCCTCACGGTGCTATTCTTTCTCTGACCTATCAGCGTGGAACTTAATCCTTCTGAGAAGCATTTCCAATTCTGCCACTTATCCATATTCGCCTACTCTATCTTCACAGACCGAGTAGGCAGGTTAACAAAGTATTTAATCAAAATTGTAGTTATCTTCTCCATCCGGTTCTTCGTCCGGCAGGTTATTCCCGAAGTCCATAGGAATGTACCAGTCTGGAATATAGTCCTGCATGGCTTACACTTCGATGATTACGATGTCGGGGGCAATCTGTCTGATTTGCTCCAGTTGCTCATCAATCACCTTGTTCTTGTATTCCTCGATGGCTTCATTTGCTCCGGCAGACACAAGGGAAAGAGAAACGTCCCGACCATCCACATCAGCGTAAATCTCAACCTCGATTTCCTCTTGGGCAAAACCTTTGAAGAGAGGAATGTTTAACTTGAAAGATTTCGGCAAGTTAGAATCAACTACTTGTGAGTAATTATCCACCTTGCTTCCGTTTTCCTCCTTGCTGCGCTCGATGTCTTGGTTTACCTTTGCCTTGAAATTCTTCAATGTAGAAACGAGGGTCATATTCTCCGATTTGTCCTTGAAGAAAGCACGGTGCATCTTGAAGAACTTAGACAACTTGATAGGCTCCCATTTCTTTTCCGAATTGATACCAAATTCAACCATTTCCTTGGATGGCTGCAATACTCCGGTAATGCCATTATTGTAATAGTCTGTTTCTTTATCCACTAAAGAGATTTTCATATCATCACGGTTTACTGTAATGTTCGCTTGCTTTTGGTCGATAAGTTCTACACGCTTTTCAAGCCACCGCAAGGGGCTGTCAATCGTTCCCTTAATGTCAACTGGACACGGTTCTTTTGGGTCGAGTGCTACGGGTGCTGAACCCTCTCTCAATACTACTTCAATCGGTTTGCCGTTATAGTCTTTCGGCACAACCACGTTCAATTTGTTCTCAGTCATTTGTTCCTGTTTTACGATTAATATTAAAGATTGTCTTTTGCATTTCCTGTGGCATGATGGGACGTGAGTAAACCAGCTCACCCAGTTTGTTGTAATACCCTGCCATCCTTTCCTCATGGTCGAGAATCTTAACACATTCTTCGTTTTCCCTGTACTCTGAACCCTTTTTGATGTTATCCAAAAGTTCTTTCTTCTGTTTGTTCAAAGGTTTCAAGTCAGCCTTAAACGATTCCATCACTTCTTTCTTCTTAATCTCAATGTCGTTGATTTTGATTGAGGTTTCAGCAAGTGATTCTCTCTTTTGCGCTAACTCTTCGGGAGTGAAACGGTGTGTGTACCCGATTTTCTCTACCGAATCGGCATTGTCTTGTAAGAACTGCCATCTATCCTTTTCGGGGATGTCTTGACCTAAAAATTTATCCATATAGTAGTTATTTATAAGTTACTTCACCATATTTTTCTATTACTTTTCTTGCCGTCCCTCCAGCATTGTACACTGGAATATAACTTCTTTCCTCCATCTTTTTGGCTTGGTTAGTTCCCGGCTTTACAAGAAAGCCAAACTTATTGTACTCTGCGTTAGTGCCACTCTTTTGAGGGTTGAAAAATCTTGCTACATCATTAGGGAATTTTCTCTTTTTCATAAAATTCTATTTTAAATAAAAGTTTTATTTCTGTCTATTTCAATCTCTATTAATTGCAATAACCTCTCTTCATCAGGGCTTGGCAGATAGACACCGCATTCGGCACTCGCCCAATTGCGAAAACGCTCAATGCTCGTCGTCATTTCCGCCGTATCTAAATCAGTGGAACTACGTAAAACTTCCACTTCTCCCAAAAACTTATCATTAATCCTACGGGTAAATATTGCAGGATTTACCAGTTTCTTGTAATAGTTCTGTTTTACGTATTCCAGTGTGTTCCCAGTCTCACAAGCGAAGAAGCCTAAAAGAGTGTGCAGGTATTTGTTCTGCTGCGTTGTCCTTTTAGGCTTCTTTTCCGTCAGTTCCACAATACAGCCCTTTGAGAATAGATGGTTGCATCGTATTTTGAACTGTTCTTTGTGGAGTGGGTTGGATAGGTCGTATTGCATAATATTTTAGAATGGCAAATCATCTTGCGGGGATAATCCCGGAGCTTCCGCAACTTGTTCCGGCGTTGGACTGCTCTGAACAGGCCTATATTCCTTGAAATCTCCAAAAATATATTGTGTCCCCTCTTTGCGCTCTTCCTGTTTGGGGCGCACGTAATAAAATGGGTATGCCCAAACTGTGAAGGCTCCTTGCGTTCGATAACCGCCACATTTAAATAAATTCTCTCTTTCCCGTCTTTGCAGACTACTTTCTTCATTTGCTCACGGGGAATGTCACTAAGACAAATGCTTCCTGTTAAAATCATAATGCTATTCTATTGTTTCTTTAAGTAAATACTTGGTTAAATCTCTGTGCTCTACCCATTCAAGAAATAAGTAAAGCAGGTTATAATTATCTTGCTCCATGCCATCGTAGCGATAACATGTTATTGCAGGCTCATAACGTTTCAACGGAATACCTCTGACATCATATCCATGCTTCTCTTTATCATATCCTTCAAATACAAACAAATCAAAATGGAATACATCTGCATTGAATAATTGGAGATAGAACCGCCATTGACAAGAATTGATGTAATCGGCATCAGTGGGATGAGAATATTTGGTTTTAATATCTCTTATTTCTATACCATCTATCACATCGGCACATCCTGTTATAATAGCATCTCCAAAATCCTTATATAACCGTATCTCATGGAAGGCATTCGGATATTCGCCTCGGTAAGCAAGTGCGGTTTTGCATTGCGGAATATCCATAATAACTTTATCGCCTTCTATATCAAATGACCTTCCGCAAGGTACAGGTTCTTTTTGTTCTTTACTGTAATATAGAAAGGTGCGTTCCCCAGCGTCAACCTTTTCGCATTTCGGCGCACCCTCTTCTATAATTTTATGGAAAGCCTTCCCGATTTTCGTATAGAAATTTCCAGTGAAAACACCAGTTATACTGTCAATAACAGACTGCTCTGTTATCTCATAACTGGCGTAATCGCTTTGCTCTATGTATTTTCGAAATGCTTCCAGTTGTGTTACCCTTATAAGTGGTTTCATGCTTTAATGAACATTTTTTTATCCTTGTCGAATGCGTATCCTTTTGTAGCAAGATTTTTTTGCATTTCAGAGAAGAACGGTAATTGCATGATTTTAGGTAGCGTCTTGGTCGCTTCCATTAATGCGATAATATCTTCGTCAGTCATTGCAGCCGCAAGTTGCTCTCGTATTGCCGCAAGTTGCTCATTGGCTTTTACTTGTGCTTCTCCTTTTCCTTGAATAGATATTTTTACTTTTGAAACAATATCAGACATGCAAGTATCAAATTGGGCTGTGCCATAATCCGGAATCGTAACAGTTTCAAGCCCGGCAACATTTTTCCCTACAAAATTATCTAACGGAGCAAAAGATATACAGCGTTTACCATTTTGGATAAATACATATCCAACTTGATCTGCAATTCTAACAAGCAGGTCTTTAGATTGCCCGGTACAATCTGGAGAGTGCTTTATCACATCACCATCTGCTGTTTCTTTATCATGGCAGATAAATATAATATCAGAGCCATTTGAACGAAGAAAATTGACAAACTCTTTAAAATCTTCGCCCATCTGTCCGAAACGTTTTAAAGAATTTGTTTTTAACTTATAGTTGTTTTCAATGGCGTATTGGCTCAAATAATCGTCAAGCATAGACTTTGCTGTATCAACCACAATTGTTTTATAGTCTTTCATTGATTCACGCTCGCTGTCTATGTCTTTCCAGTTTTTAGCCATTATAGTATCGCAACGCTGCACAGCTCGGTCGGCGCCTCTGTCACAATCAATCAGTAAGGGGGTATCGGCTGTTGTTGCAACACTTGTCTTTCCACTTCCTGGCACTCCATAAAGCACAATGATAACAGGACGTTCAGGTAGAACGTCGTTCTTTTTTACGATTGGCATAATATAATAAATTTTAAATTTAACAACGTCTTGATAATCCCTGACTAAGGCAGAGATTTCTTCTTTCTTCTTCCAGGCTCTCTTCTGTATATCCTGATGATATACGGGATGCGTATCGTTTCAGCCTTTTATTAAAGGCTTTTCTATCTTCGTTCAAGAGGTTTTCCTCTTTATTCTTTGAAGACTGTTTCACTTTATTTTCCATGCATAATTATTTTTAAACCGCCCGCACAAGGTTAAAGGGAAGCGGTGCGCACTTCGCTTCTCTCACGGCTTTTAGTACGGTAATAGCTCTGACCTTTTCTGCGGCTGGAATAAATTGTTATTTCATTTCCACTGCTTCTCCATTTATTAAAGTATAGAATGTGTCTTCTTTGATTGACTTACCATCTACTTTGAACGCTTTGACTGAAATGATAGGATAAGTGTTCCCGTTCCATTCTCCACGTTCAGTAAGCACAATCCAGCATCCTAACGCCCCTTTTGCCTTACAATCCTTTCCGGCAGCAAGAGCTATGCTTTCTTTGCCGGTAGCTGATGCAGCGCCATAGTCGCCGGTAGCTGATGCAGCGCCATAGTCGCCGGTAGCTGATGCAGCGCCATAGTTGCCGGTAGCTGATGCAGCGCCTTGGTTGCCGGTAGCTGATGCAGCGCCTTGGTTGCCGGTAGCTGATGCAGCGCCTTGGTAGCCGGTAGCAATTTTTTCTTTTGTCCATTTGCATTTACTGAACGTAAACTTGACGGCCGCATCTACAATATTTTTAATGCTTAACTCTGCCCCAATGTGGATTTTTGAGCAAGCAATTTTGGTATCATCCGTATCGACATCCATATCCCCACTGCCTTCAACTTCATGGAACTTGTTCATACCAATGTATGCAGGTGGATAATAGCTAAATACATCCAAGGGATGAAGACAGTAATGGAAACCATTACTACAAGCGCTTATATCACCCTGTTCTTCGTAATCTTTTCCCTCTTCATATTTAAAACTCCGGCAAGTCATATCAGGATTGAAGCCTTTGAACCCTTTTATCTTACTGAATTCTTTCGGGATAGTAACATTACCAGGAAGATTTGCTCTGAGAACCATATATGCCATATAATTTATATCAAACCCCGCTATTCCCGTACCAATGGCGGTAAGAAGAAACTCCTTTTCAGGATATTCGTTGGCAAAATTCCTCAAGTTACCCAAATAGATTGTCAAATCTTCTTCTGTGATTTTTTTCATATCTTCATCCAACGTAGGAATAGCATAGGATTGTCCTTGTATTCCTTCGGCTTGTCCCATGATCGCACCGAATTTCTCAACTGCTAACCTGGCTGCTCCACCGGCATGGCTGCCGTTCATATTACTACCAAAAACAAATATTTGATTCTCTTTAAGTTCCTGAATATTTTCAGGGGTAAACTTCTTTTCCATATTTATATTGTTATTAATGAGTTTTCAAATAAAAACCGGGCTATCTTCACAGACCGCCCGGCTACGACTAAACAAATACTTCATCTGTAGTGAAGATGTTGCGACACCCGGATTCGAACCGGGACGAGTTGTCAAGCTCCACACATCTAAGGTTTGACCTTCCTATCATAGAATGCTACGTATGCCATTCCGCCATGTCGCCCTATCTGTTTTATCGCTCCCGTGAGCGTTCCGATGGTAGCCTTACTACTCTCAAACATCTATTGAGAGCCACGGGATAATTACATATTACTTCAATTTTCTGATTATATCACCGCCATAAGAATATTGAGTTAATTCTATAAACTCATGTACGGTATAAGTATCATTGTCAATGTCTATTCCCTTATTGGCACAGAATGACAGCCTTCCTTGCTTGCACGAACCGGTCAGCACATGATGCCAATGGAACAATTCTTTAGCCGATACCTTTTTAGTAAAGTCCTGAAAATGCTTTTTAAAAGCTTCCAACCTTTCCTCCTCGGTTGAATCGTCATACAATTTTTCTTGAAGCGAAGCAAAGGCCTCGTGCAATGTTTCTCCATGAGCGAATTTCCCATTCCTTTTTGCAACAAATGTCTCAGTCAATGTAAAGTCATCGTTCAGTATATATCCTTTAGCTACATTGTCATGAACATGCTTGATAATTGTAGGAATATCATCAATGATATATACTTTGTCACCATTGAATGTTTTAATTCCATCGCCATAGCCAGAGCCATCGCCATAGCCAGAGCCATAGCCATAGCCAGAGCCAGAGCCAGAGCCATCGCCATAGCCAGAGCCATAGCCATAGCCAGAGCCAGAGCCATCGCCAGAGCCAGAGTATATACTAAGAAACTTTCTTATCTGTTCTTCCATACGGCTACCTCCTCAATGGATTTTATCGCTTCATCTGTACAAGGAATTATTTCTATAACCCCCAAAATAGAGATTATCGGTACAACTAATGTAAATTTACAATCATTAGGTCTTTTCGTTCCCTCAACAGCCAATTGGCTGATAGATGCAGCCCCATACCAGCACCACAATCTTCGGCAGTCTGTCAATGTAACTTCACTACCATTCTTTTCTTTCAACGTACCGAAAAATACACCGGCTCTATCAGCGCGGATAATAACTTTTTTCCCAATCATAATTCTATATATTTAAAGATTAATAAATATTGGCTCCCTTCAACGCAACAATACGTATTTAGCTTTTCAGCGTGCCCGAATTTGACGGGAAGGGAGTATATATAGTATCAGCGATAATGACGCCCAAACATCATACTTTAACGGTCAACGGACGATTTTCCGTGCTGATACATGGACTACTATTGTAGTATGTTCATTAACTTAATCACGCTGCTGCCTTATGCTCGTATTCACCTCTCAATGAACAGTCTTCGCAATCGGTTGCTTACACGCTATACATCGCCTCGGCTATGTGTATAATAGATATACTGCTTATCAGCGCAGGCTAATTTTACGTGCCCTGAACACGACTTCATTTTTGAGGGTTAAGTCTCCCATCCCGAATGTTTGGCTCATCGGTTTCGCCTGTAATGCTCCCTCTGCACGATTCGAACGTGCGACCTTCACCACCGGAATACACAGACCGGAAATAACTAAACTTTCACGAATAATAACCGAGGCGACACTCTGCCTGGCTGAGATAAGAGGGAAGATATTTTCTAATAGTCGAGGCTATCGTAGTACTGCTTGTTGCTCATATACTCGGATACTACCGCCGACTGCGAACTGTCATTTATCTGAATACTGATAAAGTCGTACTTATCAGAACTCATGCCGGATAACACATCGTCGTTGTATTCCACATGGCCGCTGTATATACATCCCGCCATTACCGCAATGACTAAGGCTATCCGAAGTGCAAGCCGAGAGGCTCTGTTTAAATCGTAGGTTTTCATCTTTCCAAATATTTAATCAATGCTGATTTTTTAAACCGAAGAAGTCTGCCATTCTTTGTGTGAGGAATATTAGATATATTGTTATAAAGAGTTCCTGTTGAACATCCAAGAATTTCGGCGGCCTCTCCTACCCCGACCCATTCATCAGAGCATTTTACCACCGTTGCTTCTACAAACATTTTCACATCCTTGCGCATAAGTTTGTACAATTCTTCTGCTAAGATTCTTGCTTCTGTACGGGTCATGACTTTTTAATAGCTGTAATTGTTAATTCCCACGTCTTCGTATTAATGGATACTTTATACCTCTCCACATCCGGCCTTGGGTCTGCCAGTGCAGTTCTATAAGCAATAGCCCTCGCCGAATCGCAAGCCCTATAATCACTTAAGCGTACCTTGAGCGAACTCCCAGGTTTTATCTTCAAAATATCTTCTCTTGTTATTTTCATACCATTTATTATATAAATTTTCTCATTTTATTTGCTTTTATATAGAAAATACACTATATTCGCCGATGTAAAAACAAAAGATAAGCGGCTTTATAGTTGCTTCTATTTTTTATGCCTTGTTGCTGTCGTTCTTTCGTTCTAACAACACCGCAAAGATAGTACATATATTTTGTACTAAAAAGAAAAAGTACAGAAAATATGTATGTTATAAAACATGTTTATCCAAGGCATAAAAAAATAGGTCTAAAATTCGTTCTTTGGAATAGTGTACAATCGGTTAACTAATAATATAATTTTATGGATAAAAAATTGATTTTGATGTGCAAATCTGCCACCGAATACATTATCGGAAATAAAAGCATTTCCCAAAAGAAGTGCGAAGAATTATTTGGTAGTAGCGGGACAGCAGTTTTTGAGAAGCTCAAAAGTTTAGGAGT